TACAGTTCATAAAATAGAATATAAATTTTTAGATAGAGAACATGATCTAAAAGAAATACACAAAATATCATATAAACAATCCAATCATGAATTAAAATATGATTCACTTGGGTATTGAAATATAACTAATAGTTATTATATAATCTAATAGACTGCACCATAGGGGTGGGTCAATTAACTTGCTTAAAAAGGAGATAATTATGTTTAATACTTTATTAGACAATAATGGTTTACTTAACGTAAACAAAATACAAAAACAATTATTCAACGGATCAACAAAGTTTTTTGATGATACATTTGAAAATATTTTTGACACGTGGTCAAAAGTACAATCATTTCCATTCTATAACGTAATTAAATACTCAAAAGGTAAATACGCAATAGAAATGGGTTTAGCTGGATACAATAAAGAAAATGTACTTGTAGAAGTTAAAGATGGTATTTTAACCATTGAGGGTAAAGTAGATGATAAGAACGTAGATTACGTTCAAAAAGGTCTAGCATTTAGACAATTCTTTAAACAGTTTGAACTAGCTAAAGATGTAGTAGTTGATGAAGCTGAAATGAAAGACGGCCTATTAAAGATTAAATTTGGCTACAATGAACCAAAAGAAATTGAAGGCGTTAAAATAGATATTAAGTAATGATGCCTTACAACGAAGAAGAAGTTAATTGGTTAACCATCGTTTAACTTCTTCGCCTAATGTCTCTGCGCTTATTTTAATTTTTCTTTGTAGTGCGGAGACAATAAGCATATCAATAGAATTTCTCATTAATATATCTACGTAAGTAACATTTTTCTTTTGTCCAATACGATGGGCTCTATCTTCTGATTGTTGTCTTACTTCAAGATTATAAGAGTTAGAAAAATAAACAACATAAGATGCAGCAGTTAATGTAAGTCCATAACCACCTGTAGTTGGATTACCTACAAAAAATCTAACATCAGGATCATTTTGAAATTTGTCTACAGCCATAGTTCTATTCTCAACCGAGACAGCACCATAAATACTTACAACAGATTTATCACCATAAAGTTTTTTAAGTAAATTACAGATTGATTCGATATTATATATATAATTAGCCCAAATAATAAATTTACCAGTGCCTTCTTCTATTACTTTAGTTAATTCTTTTAATTTAGGGCAGTCTTCCATTTCAACAACTACACCCTCATTTGTCTTTAAAAAACCATTACATACTTGATGTAGCTTTAACATTTCAGTTAGTTTGTTAGCAAAACTAACCTCTTGATCTTGTATAATAGCAAATGCGTGTTCTTGCATTTGTTTGTAAACTTTTTTTTGTTCTAAAGTAAAATCTACAAATCTTTGTTGGTAAATTTTTTCTGGTAAATCTAAACAATCTTCTTTGCGAACTCTGTAAGAAAAAGATTTAAGTTTATCCTCTAGTTCATGAAGATTAATAAAATATTTTGGAATTAATATAATCCTATCATTACTTACTGGTATTGGTTCCATCATACAGTATCTATTTCTAAACGATAAAAATGATTTAAACCCTAATAAAGATGGACTTAAGAAAGAACATTGTGTATACAAATCTAATGGAGATTTTGTTATTGGTGAGCCTGTTAGGATTCTTTTGTATCTTGCCATTGTACCTAATTTACAAATCGCTTTTGTTCGTTTTGCTTCTCGGTTTTTTATTGTTGTGCTTTCATCAAGGATCATCATCGCGTGATGACCAAGATTATTAAGTATTGGTGTAAGTAATTGTATTCCACTTTGATGACTAAAAGCTTCTACATTAATTAAATAAAAATTTAATTTATCAGCAAAGTATTGAAATTTTTTATCTACTTTATGAACGAAGATATTGTAATCCTTAATAGGACAATGTGTTTCAATTTCTTTTATCCAGTTTTGATAAACTGAGTTAGGTGCAATTACAATTACAAGTTGTATTTGTTTTTCTTGATATAAATACGCAGCATTATCAATAGCAACTTTAGTTTTACCAGTTCCCATTTCCATGAAATAGGCGAAGTTTTTAAGTTTAGCACCTTTGATAAGAGCTTGCCTTTGATGCTCGTAAGGATTTGTTTTATAAATATATTTTTCAGTCATGTTACGTGTTTAGATACTTTTATAGTATTTAAAATTTTTTATATTTTTTTCTTTACATTGTCAAATAATTAATTTAATAACGAATCAAAAGGAGGTCCCTATGGACTTAGAAGCAGCATCGGCCTCAATACAGGTCGACACGGCTTTATCTAGCGATATAGCCAAGTCTTGCAATAAGTTATTGGAAACTCAGAAACAAATAATGACGGCAGAAGAACAATTAGCCAAGCTAAAAGAATCTGAAGCATTACTTTCTGAGCTTACAATTCCAAACTTAATGCAACAAGCCGGCATAGCAATGCTTAAATTAGCAGATGGTTCATCTGTTGAGGTAAAGCCTTTTTATGCAGCAAGAATACCATCGTCAAAAATTGAAGAAGCTTTTAGTTGGCTTCGCAGTAATGGCTTTGGTGATTTAATTAAGAACAACGTAACATTAACCTTTGGACGTTCAGAAGATCAAGATGCAAAAAGCTTGGTTGACGAACTAAAGAAAAAAGGTCATAATGTAACACAGACCGAAAAGGTAGAACCTATGACCTTGAAGGCGTTTGTAAAAGAACAAATTCAAATGGGTCGTAATGTTCCTGCCGATATATTCGGTGTTTACGTTGCAAACAAAACAAAAATAACCACGAAGGAGTAATCATGGTACAAGCACAAGCACGAGTTGCTACTGCGCCTAAAGCAGAAGTAACTATAAAAAAAGAAGCGCCACTTCCTGCGCAGTTTGACTTATTGGAAGAAGCATCAGGACAGGGAATGGAATTTGTCACAGCACGTGATACAAAACTTCCTATCTTAAAAGTCCTATATCCTAGTTCACCAGTATTAGAAGAAGGTCATGGCAAGTTTATTGCTGAGGCTAAAGCTGGAGACATATATAATGAAATCACAGGTTCATTATATAAGGGTAAAGAAGGTGTGATTGTTATACCTTGTCTTTACATTAATACATTTAATGAATGGAAAGACAGAGGAGACAGTCCAGGCAGACCAGTAAAGATACATACTGATCCTTCAATCCTTGCACAAACGACAAGGGGAGATGACAGTAAAGATAGATTACCAAGCGGTAATTATATTGAAGATACTGGTAACCACTTTGTTTATATTCTTGATAAAGATTATAATCCAAAGGAAACAGCTTTAATTGCAATGAAGTCTACGCAAAAGAAGAAATCCAAAACTTGGAATTCAATGATGCAAAGTAGAAGACTTCAAGGTAAAAAAGGTTATTTCATGCCACCATCTTGGGCAACTTCATACAAATTAACCACGACTAAAGAATCCGGTAATAATAATTCTTGGTTTGGTTGGGTTGTTGAGTTTGATCAATACTTGAATGATCCTAAATTTGCAGCAGCATTAGATGCAGCAAGAGGATTTTACGAGAGTGCCAGAAAGTCTGACATTTTTGGTAAGATTCATTTTAACCAAGAAGAAACTGTAGAAGCTACATCAAGCGAATCAGTACCATTCTAATTATGAATGCACAAAAGTTACTAGATCTATTCGCTGGTGACTTAACTAAATATATTAAGGTCACTCTTTTGGGTGACCTTAATGAACGTAGCAAGAAGTCTGCAAAGTACGTCACGATTGACGAACCAGTGACCAAGGACCTGTGGCAAAGCCATCTTGATGGTAAACAGATTATTGGTGTTAGACCAGAATTTAATAACAAATGTAAGTGGGGTTGTATCGATATAGATCCTGCTGACTATAAAGATTATTCGGAAAAGAAATACGTAGAGATTATTAAGAATCATAAATTACCATTAGTGCCTGTAAAATCTAAATCAGGTGGGTTACATTTATTTTTATTCTTAACTGATTGGGCAGATAAAATTAAAGTTGTAGAAAAATTACAAGAAATAAACAAAGAATATTTTTTATCTAAAGAAGTATTCCCATGCAATAAAGCAGTAGGAATGCCTTATCATAAATGGGAAGCTGCAGTAGAATATGCATATGATGATGATAACAATGCAGTTATATTAGGTAGGTTTTTAGAAATAGCAGAATCAAAAAAATTATCTCCGGAAGAATTTTTTAAGTTTAAAATAACAGAGTACGAACCAGAAACTTTTTACAGAGAATATCCGCCTTGTATACAAAAAGTATTACATGATGGTTGGACAGGAGATAGAAACAATATGTTATTTAACATATGTGTTCTTGAATTAAAAAAATCTGAAGGCACACTAACATTAAAACAATTAAAAGAAATTGCTTGGGAAAGACAAAGACTTGCTTTTGCAAAACACAAAGATGGTCCGTTACAAAGAAATGAAAGCGATGGAACTTCTGAGTCTGTGTTTAAAAAAGGATATGAATATATGTGTCCACCTAAGTACGGATTTATAGAGAGTATTTGTAACAAAGAATTATGTAAGACAAGAAGACTTGGTATCATGGCGCAAACTCCAGATATATTTAATGAGTTTGAAAATGTTACTTATTCACAAGACACGAAAACAACTTATTATGAATTTGATTACAAAGGTACTCATATAGTTGTTCTTCCTGAAGATATGAAAGATGAAAAAACTTGGAGAACAAAATTAATTAAACATAAAATATTTTGGAGAACATTACCTAAGGTTAAAAAGGGTCCACCATTATTTGAATTACTAATGGAAGCTTTGGTAAACAAAGCAGAAGAGAGTAAAGATTTTAATAATAAAGATACCAGAGAAGAGATAAGACATGTTGCTTTAAAAGATTTTTTTGAAAAGACTTGGGAGTTAGATGATTTTTCTAAAATGGATCATGGTTACACTATTAGAAAATCAGATTCAACATTAGTTTATTTTAAAAGATCTACATTAGATTCTTGGATAAAAAGAAATGCTTCTCATTTATTTAGTTCTACAGTAGAAGCGCTAAACTTTTTGAAATGCAAAAGACATGATTTTTTTCAAGGTGTTAAAAATGTATGGTATGTAGACATGCCTGATTTTGAGAAAGGTAAAGAAATAAAAGCTAACGGTTCAAGTAAAAAAACAACAAGTGAAATGGATGATGAATATCACAACAAATTTAGAGCTCCAAAAACAGAGGGCACTATACAAGAAAACAATTAAAATATTTGGTCCTCCCGGAACAGGTAAAACACACAATTTAATTGAAAGAGTTTTAAAAGGGGCTTTACGAAGAAACATAAACCCAAATAATATTGCTTTTATTTCATTTACTAATAAAGCTGTAAGCACAGCAAGGGATAGGGCTTTATCAGCATTTCCAAAATATACTTTTAAAGATTTTAACAGATTTAAAACATTACATTCTTATTGTAGAAGATACTTTCAAGAAGAAGTATTTGATACTAAGGATTGCATGCTTGATTTTGCATTACAAAATAAAATTATAAGAACGAGTGATAGTAGAGTTGATGATGATAACTTTACTTACAAAGATTGGTCTCTTGCCATTTATGATAAAGCAAGAAATATGATGGAAGATCCTGTTAAAGTTTACAAAAAAGAAACTTATAAGAAAGAACCTTTAAATGTTTATCTTAGAAAGATAGACACTTACGAACATTACAAACGATCAGGGGGAGAAAATTCATTTATAGATTTTACAGACATGATTGGTCGTGCCATTGATGAAATAGAATTTCCACCATTAGATATATTAATTTTAGATGAAGCACAGGATTTTACTCCATTACAATGGTCAGTTATTTATAAGATGTGTGACAATGTAAAGCGTATCTATTTGGCAGGAGACGATGACCAAGCTATTTATAGGTGGAATGGAGCAGATCCAAAATACTTTACGACTTACTTTCCAGGTCGCAAGGTGGTTTTACGTAAGACACAAAGGTTTGGAGAGGCAATTTACAATTTTGCTCAAATTATACGTAGAGGTATAGTAGATAGTGAAGATAAGCTATATACCCACAATAACAATCAAAACAACTACGTAAAACGCTATTTAAGCTTCAAAGAAGTGCCTTTTAACGAGCTTAATGGTACTTGGTATGTCCTGGGCCGTATCCATACAACTGTGAACGAATTAAGGGCATCTGCTAAGGATGCAGGGCTATATTATAAGGATAATAAAGGTAACAAATCATTTGATGAAAAACAATGGGAAGCCATAAAAGCATGGACTGCTCTAAATAATGGCAGAAAGATTGGTAAAAAAGCGGCAGAAAACCTGTACAAATATGTGAGGGAAATAAAGGATTCTGATTACAGAACACAAAAATTTTGGTTAAACATACCTGATTATCAAGAGTTTGATTTTAATGATTTAAGAGAATGGGCTGGCTTAGATATGACTGATGAATATCAAAGTAAAGCTTGGTGGTGGATCTTAAAACGTAATTTTAGTCCAAGACAAACAATATATTTTATAAGACTACTAAAAAGATATGGACAAGATGCATTGAATAATGAGCCTAATATTTTAATTGATACCATTCATTCTGTTAAGGGTGGAGAAGCAAACAATGTTTTAATCTATTCTAAAGCTAATTGGTTATCTGATTTTAACAACAAAAGTAAATTAGAAAAGTCAGATGAGAGTAGAGTTTATTATACAGGAGTAACTAGAGCTAAAGATACAATCCACTTGCTATCAACAGACTATAAGTATAATTATCCTATCGGAAAAGATTATTTAGTTTATTTAAAGGAAAATGAGCAATAAAACATTTTTTAAACAGGTTGGTGGTAAGCATTATAAATTAATGAAAATACAACCATCGGTATTTATAAATAAAAATAATTTACCTTTTGCAGAAGGTAATGCAATCAAATACATTTGTAGGCATAAACTAAAAGGTAAAAAAGAAGATATATTAAAAGCAATTCATTATTTAGAAATGATTTTAGAAAGAGATTACAGTGAATAAATATTGGCAGCCTCTTAAACAAATAAATGATTATCTTAGTAAGATAATTACTAAAGATATGAAAGTTTTAGAATTGGGTCCAAGTATAATTCCATTTCAATATGCAACACATTATTGCGGTTGGAATACTGATGAAAGCAACAAACTTCCTAACTATAAAATTGTAGATTTTTCTAAAGATAAATTTCCGTATGATGATAAAGAATTTGATTTTACTTACGCAAGACATGTTTTAGAAGATTTGTATAATCCATTTCATTGTATGGAAGAAATATCAAGAATTTCTAAGGCAGGATATATTGAATGCCCATCACCCATTGCTGAAATATGTATGAACAGTGAAAACTATCCTGAAAATTCAAAAATAAGATGGAAAGGATATAATCATCATTACTACATAGTTTGGAATAAAGATAATAAATTAAATTTTTTACACAAATTTCCTAGTGTAGAGATTTTTGATAGCAATCAAAAAAATTTAGAAAAAATATTAGAACATCCGCTTAATTGGAATACTTATTATATTTGGAAAGATAAAATAGAATATAAACATTTTCAACATTCTAGAGATTTTGAATGTCCTATAGCTTCAAGTTATTCAAATTTAATAGAAGTAGGCGCACAAGCTTGTTTAGATTTTAACCAACACTTTCAAAAAGATTTAATTAAATGACAAGTTTACAATTATCAATGAATTTTAAAAAACATATTTGGTCATGTCCTAATGAATATAAAGATTTATCTAAATATCCTGAGATAGCAATTGACTTAGAAACTAGAGATGATGGAATTAACGAAGGCCTTGGCGCAGGTTGGGCAACGAACAAAGGTTATGTCATTGGTTTTGCTGTAGCTGTAGATGGTTGGCAAGCATATTACCCATTTAAACATTTAGGTGGTGGTAACATGATTCCTGTGCAAGTAATAAAATATATGAAAGATGTATGTGCATTACCTTGTACAAAGATATTTCACAATGCCCAGTATGATATTGGTTGGTTAGAAGCTATGGGTATAAAAGTAAATGGTCCAGTCGTAGATACCATGATTGCTGCAGCAGTTATTAATGAAAACAGATGGTCGTTTGCCCTTAACAATTTGGCTAAAGAATATTTAGGCGAAATTAAAGCTGAAACTGATTTGAATGAAGCAGCTAGAGATCATGGGGTTGATCCAAAAGCAGAGATGTGGAAGTTGCCTGCAGAGCATGTTGGGTTTTACGCTGAACAAGATGCACGGCTCACGTACCTTTTGTGGCAAAGATTTAAACACGAAATTAATAAGCAAAGTTTAACTACAATTTGGGAAGTAGAATCTGATTTAGTTACTATTTTAATTAAAATGCGTCAGAAGGGAATACGTGTTGATGTAAATAAAGCAGAAATATTAATTAAAGAATTTCAGGTTAAAGAGAAGTTAGCATTACAAGAAATAAAATTATTAATTGGTAAAGATGTGGATATTTGGGCAGCGAGAAGTATAGCTGAGGTATTTGACAAACTAAAGATTGCTTACCCAAGAACAGAAAAAACAGGAGAACCTTCATTTACACAAAATTGGTTATCTAATTCACCACACAAGATATCAAAATTAATAGTGCGGGCCAGAGAAGTAAATAAATTTCATAGTACTTTTTTAAATTCAATATTAAAATTTGAACACAAAGGAAGAATTCATGCTGAAATAAATCAGTTAAGATCTGATGATGGTGGAGCTGTATCCGGTAGACTATCTATGTCTAATCCAAATCTACAACAACTACCAGCTAGAAATAAAGAGTTTGGTCCTTTAATTAGAGGTTTATTCTTACCGGAAGAAGGCTATAAATGGGGATCGTTTGATTACTCACAACAAGAACCAAGAATGGTTGTGCATTATGCTGCATCTATTGGTGAGGGCTATGAAGGATCACAAGAGTTGGTTAAGGCTTACGAAAGTGCAACAGCAGACTTTCATCAAACAGTTGCTGATTTAGTTGGAATTGAAAGAACACAAGCTAAAACAATTGGTTTGGGGTTGATGTATGGTATGGGTAAAAACAAATTAGCTATCTCACTAGGTCTATCTAAAGATGAGGCAACAGATTTGATTGGTAAATACAATCGTAAAGTTCCTTTTGTAAAAATGTTATCCGATAGATGTATGGTTAAAGCCCAAGAAGAAGGAGTAATTAGAACTAAAAAAGGTAGAAAGTGTAGATTTGATATGTGGGAACCAATGGATTTTGGTATTCATACACCTGAAACATTTGAAAACGCATCCGCAAAATATGGTGCTAAAAACATTAAACGAGCATTTACTTATAAAGCATTAAATAGATTGATCCAAGGTAGCGCTGCAGATCAAACTAAACAGGCAATTATAAGTTGTCATGAAGCTGGTTACACACCTATTTTACAAGTCCATGATGAATTATGTTTTAATATCAAGGATGATAATGATGCAAAAAAAATAAAAGAAACTATGGAAAATTGCATGGAATTTAAAGTACCAAGTGTTGTAGATATAAGTATAGGAGATGATTTTGGACAAGCTTCTTAAAACTAGAGATCAATCCTTGAGAACAATTGTACATCCTTTATATCAATTGTTTCCTACAAGATTAGAATTAAAATATTATGACGAGATAAAAACAGAAGACACTTCATACGATTTTAAATCAAAGTTAAAAGAAAATTTAGAAGTTAACGGATTGTTGTGTCCAATGATTATAGATCAAAACAATTTTTTAAAAAAAAGTATAAATAGATTTATGATTGTCAAAAAATTTTCTGATGCAAGTTTATTTTATAAAACCAAAAGTGAAAAAGAAGTTAATTTTTTTGAAAAATTAAATTTAGTAGTTTGGAAAATGCATTCAGATAATAAACCACCACAAGATTTTCAATTTTTGTTTAGTCCACCAATGCAAAAATACACAGACGAGTGTATCCATCTCCTTCAAGAAGGAGTTAAAAAATAATTTACTAAACTTAAGAAGCGATAGAATCTATTTGTTCTATTTCTTCTTCAGTTGTTTGGACTTCTTGCCAAGCTCTCTGCGTAGATAATTCATTTAATCGAACTTTTAATTTTTTTAGTTCAAGTTCAATTCGTAACATATCTAGCGTCACTTGACCCTGCTCAATGTACTGGCAATTCCATTTGGATTCTAATGCCATCTTTTGAGCAATTAACGTTTCAGTTTGAAGTGCCATTCAGCTCCTCATAAGTTATGAACATCTTGCCAGGTGTATAGGTTATTTCTTTTACCCAACTTCCTTTACCAGCTTTCAGTTCTGTTATAAAGTTTTTACCTGCTTCATCATCATTGGTTGCCTGAAGGTCATGTGTTATTCTTTGACCTGCGTACCGAACGGTGAAGCGATAAGACTTCATAGGATTATCTTACCATAATTATGTTATTAAAATCAAGCATTTACATTTATACACAAAAAAATCAATAAAATCAAGCAAAACTAACACTTGACATAAGCTATAGTTATCTTATATCAATGGGAGAAAGGAAAAAAAATGAAAATACAAAGCAAGAGTGCAATAATAAAGGAAATTGTTTCTAAGATAGATCAAATACTTAGTAAAGTTCCTGATAATGATTACAATGGTAATCCAATCGAAGATTCATATGAATTTGGTCGATACCAAGGAGAGTTAAAAAAATTATTTTACACGACTCAAGATGGTAGCCACAAAACATTTATTTCTGATGAGATGGCTAAAGATTTAATTCATGATGAACTGTTTGAAAGGAAACAATAATGCATTTAGGACACCCTTTATTTTGGCCTATCATGTTATTTTTAATTATGATGTTAATTCCAAAAATTTCATTAGGCATTATATTTTTATTACTAACACCTTTTTTTTGGTAAACAACTAGGAGAAAACATGGACATAACAAAATGGAAAAGTGTTGCAGTTAAAAAATCAGATCATGATTTATTAAAAGCAATATGTGATAAGAAGTACAGAGCCCCTGCTGCAATGATATCTAAATTTGTAAATGATTATTGCGAATTTCAAGCAAAAAAACTTGGGATGACTATAGAAGGGTTTAAAAAAAAATTGTTAAATGGTAATCATAAAGAGAAAAAATGACAGTAAACAGTTATAAAAAAGCTATTGCAAAACTATTAAAAGCATATCACAAAAAATGGGATTGCTTTGGTAATAAAAGAAAACAAACTAAAAAAAAGAAAAAAAAATGAACTACGATAATCATCAAAAAGATGCCTGGCTGTTAGTTGTTATAATTGCATGGGTATTATTAATTTTAACAATTACAATTTATGTTTGATTTAATACAAGACTTAGGTTGGTTTTATTCAGGTTTAGTAGTTTTAATGACCTGTTTACTTCTAATTTGGTATGACAACAGAAAATAACATTTGACACTTATGACTAAAACACTTAAAGAATTAATTAATGACTCTCCATATGTAGTATGTGTGGATTGTAAAGGTAATGGATACACAAGATTCGATCCTTTGAATATCCATTCTGATACAAAAACATGTAAAAAATGTGGGGGCGCAGGTCATTTCACAAGAACCAAATCATCAATAACAAGTAGTAACGATCCAGCGATCAATATGCTTAATTTAATAGACTACTTGTATGGACAAAAAAGACAAACCAATTAGCGACTTACATAAGTCACTTCAACTGCTAGCTAAAAAGCTTTCTTTTGAAGAATATACTCTTGTTGCAGGGACAATGTTTCAACTGCATGCAGGTATGACTTTTGGTTATAAAAAAATTTTTGATCCTCAATTCTTACCGGACATAAGTTTTATTTGGCAGATACATCACAAAAAAGCCTTTGAAAACAAAGCTAAAATACTAAAATTAAAAGTAGTGAGGGGTGGTAAAGATGTTAAACACTAACTACAATAGGGTAATGGATTTATTAAATAGGGTTACAACTATTGACCGAAGTGACTGGACTGGACAGGAAATCTCTAATCTGTTACTTGGCGTTCATGAAGACTACGAACACTATATTAAAATTAAAGCCCCTAAGGAAGTAGTATTATATTATCGTGACCTACTCTCTTACCTTGTTAAAACTTATGGGCACTGAATTTGCCGAAATTTCTTTAAATACAAATCATATAATTGCTGAACAAAAACTTTGGCGAGGTGTATTATTTAATGCACTTGATGAAACCATGATAGGTGGATCAGATCGTAAATCTAGTATCTATAAAATAGATTCTCATAACTGGATTGTTAATAAAACAGATGACTTTGAAAAGGTATGTTTTTGGGGTGGCTATGATCCTGATAATGTAACTGAAAAATATTCAGCAGCAGTAAAAAGAGGTGATATTAAATTTAATGAAAGACAGATAGCCTGGGGTAAATATTACAGGCAATATCTTATTTATAAAAAATCTAAAGATGTCGATTCTAGGAAATATCACCGCAATCGATTAGAATGGCTTAGAAAAGAAGTAAAACAAGCAACTACGGCCCTTATTTCAATGATAATAGTTTCTGCGATAGCTTGATCCCACCGTACTGAACAAGCATACTTCTCCTGCCAACAAAGGAGAACTTATGGCTAAAAAGAAAGAAACAATCCAAGACATACTAGATAGAATCAATGAAGACATTGAAGCTATCAGAGATAAAGTCGAAGAATTAGAAAATCATGAATGTGATTCTGATAACGACTTTGAAGACGAAGACGAAGACGAGTAGGTAACGTAAAAGATAGCCAGAGCTTTTGCAATTCTGGCTATCTCAACAAGAGCAACTACTTAAAAGTAGTTCCGCATAGTTTAAACCAACTATGAAGGTTTATCAACAAAAAAATAAGAATAAAGGAACTGAAGTTTAACCCTTAATCTTAAGTTCCATGTAGCGTGTTTCATGTGATTTGTCAAAAGAAAAAAGAGCCACGGACCACGGATCTCCTACAATGCAGCTCCTTAGAAAAAAAAATAATAAAAAAAATTTGTATAGGGCCGGAATGTTGGGAGTGTTGGGAATAATGAGTAATACCAACCCTTATTTACTCCCAGTTGTCCCAGTTGTCCCAGTACAAAAATTAAGTAATTGATTTATATATCTTTTTTAGGTAGTAAAATTGTTAAGTAATTGATTTCATTAACTTATTTTCTTCCTTGATGCTAAAAAAATAGAAATTATTGATATGATATATATTTCTAAGCTACTACATTGTAGTATAAATGTATGACTAGAAAACCTAATACATTAAAAACAGTTAGTGAGCTTACTCCTAAACAAAGGATGTTCGTAGATTACTATGTAGATAATTATGGTAAGAGTACAAAGGTCGAAGCAGCACTACACGCTGGATACACAAGCAAGTCTAAATATGGTCCTACTGAAACAGCGAGTAGATTAATGAACCCTGATCTTAATCCTCATGTAGTTAGATATTTTGAAAAAAGGTATGCACAAGAATTATCAATTCGTGAAAAAGATAAATTAAGAATTTATAAAAGATTTGAAAATTTAAGTAAGAAAGCTGAAGATAAAAATCAGTTTGCAGCGGCAATCAATGCGGAATTCCGAGCAGGGCAAATGGCAGGTCACTTTGTAGATAACAAAGTCATTACTCATCTTGGTTTAGAAGGGATGTCACGTGAGCAACTTGAACGCAGGCTTGAGGAGCTTGAAAATAAAATCGAAACCTCGAGAAATATTATTGACGTCACGTCAGAAGCAGTTATTGAAAAGTCCTGATTGGCAGGATTTTATAACAGTTTTTAACCAAGTACATAACACACCAAAACTATCGACAAAGGTTGGTATTGTTAGTATTAAGATTAAATAATGCCTTTTGAAAATAGACATCTTATTAAAAATCCATTAGTCACAGTATTATGGGTAGATATTACTTCTGATGCAACTTGGAAAGACCCAGTAGATTTTGATAAAGAATCATTACCTGTATGTGTATCAACTGGTTATCTATGGTCTAAAAATAGTAATTTTGTAAAATTATTTGCAGATTATTCATTAAAACAAAATGGAGAAATTGATGACTTGGGCAGTACAACAATCATACCAACTTCAGTTATAATTAAAATTATTGATCCGATAAAACATGGCAAAAACCAACGAAGCAAAGCTATGGTTAAGAATAAAAAAACTTAATCTCAAAGCTCATTTTACTCGCATAGAATCAAGTACAATTAATGGAATTCCTGATATAAATGTTTGCGATAATGGTGCTCATTATTGGCTTGAACTTAAATCAAATGATCTCAAGAATTGTGGTCTATCAAAGTGGCAGATCAACTGGCATTGTGACAGAATTAAATCTGGTGGATATGTATTTATTCTCAATCAGACCCTTGAGCCGAGCTCCTTAAAACTTTTGGCCGTGGATCTCGCTTCTCGTACCCCGTTTCTCGTTTCTCGCTTCAAGGACAATGAAGCAGGGATCCGGCAGCTCCTGGCGGACGCAGCCTCCCGTGCCCGTGAACCTCGTTTCTCGTTTCTCGCTGATAGAAGCTAGGTTTTTCTAAACATTTACAGACCAGGCACCGTGGTAGCCTGAGGCGTGAAGCTCGGGTATAATTTGCGTGGGGACAAGTTCCACACATTTTCCTTTCTACTTGTCCCCCTAATCCCGTTTCTCGTTTCACGGCACAGATGTCCGTGTATCTATTAAACTTAGAAGTTCCCCCTGCACTCAGCTCCAGAGCTTCGTGGAAAAATATTTTTTTAAACGCTTGACATTTGACTTGAGCTATCTTATCTAAATGGGAGCAGGGAAACACGGTCTTGTAAATTGGCTAGCCATTCCCTGCACTAAACAACAGGAGAAACAAATGAAGAAGAACAATGAAGCACGCTTCACGGAGAAGCTAAAGCAATATGGTTTCAAGAAAAAAGAAACAGGTGAGAAAGGTTTTCATATGTGGGAGATGAGTCCTGCGGATTTAAAACCTAAGAAGGAGGAAAAAGAAAATGCGTGAGGTAATGTGGAAAGATAAAACATATAAGATTCCGTTTTCAGTTAACTTGAAATGGGATAAAGGACAAGAGATAGAAGTGAAGAATCGTTTCGGTGGTGGCAGCTGCAAGCTACCGTGGTTCGCTGTCGCTGTTTATGACCTGATCATGGGCGCCGAACGTTTCGAAGACTGGCAGACTCACCGTGAAGGTTTGGATTGGTTTGCTGATAATTTTCCAAAAGAGTATATGGTGTTATTAGACTGATGGAAAAAAATGAAGCCATTTTAAATTATGTGATTCGCTGGCTCGATGACAACATAGACAATGCGCCGCCTGAAGGCATCGCAGAAGACAGTGCGAATCTTAAAGAAAAAATACAACTGGCTCAGGATCCTCGGATCACTGTGGCTGAAATAGAAGAAGGAAACATATGAAAAATAAAAAATACACAGTAATCGTCAGAGACGAATGCGTTTACGAAATGGAAGTAGATGCGTCCAGTGAACACGATGCATGGCAGAAGGCAATTGATAATATTGATTCAACCGGCTTTGCAGACTGGCAGCCTACCAGTAAACCTCAGACAACACGTGTGAATGTAACGGAGGTTAAAGAATAATGTGGACCTTAATAATCATCCTCGCGCTGATCGCGATCCTATATCCTGAGACTGCAGCCACCATCTGGATCGTCTTGGCCATCGGGGCATCTAAGCTTGTGTAACCCTCGTTCTCGTTCTCGCTGCTCCTTGGTTCGTGTTACACTAAACAAGAATCAGGGAGCCTGCTGCCCGAAGCCCGTTGGTGTGGCGTTTGATGTTTGCAACTAGAACTAGAAAATATGGACGGGTGGCAGGTCATCGGGACTTCAACTTGCAAATCCTTGTGGCTTATAGAGAGACTTTTTTTTGGAAATATTTAAAAAAATGGGCTTGACTTAATTAAAGCCATATCTTATCTGTATGGGATAACCAACAAAGGAGAAAAAAATGGGCTTTGACTTATACGGACACAATCCAAAAATAAAAGAAGGCACAAAGAAACCAAAAGAAATAGACTACCGAACAGCAACGGAAGAAGAAAAAGACGAATACTTTAAAGCAGTTGATGATTACGAAAATCAAAACAAAGGTGTTTATTTTAGAAACAATGTGTGGTGGTGGAGAAAGTTAGCCGACTATGTTATGGAACATACAAAGTGCGTTGATGAAAAAGACTTTGATAAATGGCAAGAGAATGGCGGTCACGAGGTAGACGCCGAGACAGCAAAACAAATCGCCAATCAACTTGAACACTTAATCGCAACAGGTCACGCCGAAAAGTATGCGGAAGAAATAAAAGCAGAAATGAAAGAGGCGGAAGAACACAACAGCAAGGTTGAAAAGATGTTGTCGGAACTTCGTTTAGAAGTCGCAAAGGCAACTGGAAAAGATACCGAAAATCTTCCACCAGCAGAATACCCAGAACCATACAACAAAAAATGGTGGGACATTGTAAATCAAAAAGACTATCGAGACAGTTATCCATTTAATATTGATAATGTTAAAGAGTTCATAGAGTTCGCCAGAAATTCTGGTGGCTTTAGAATTTGCTAATCACAACTCACGAGAACGGCACAATGCCGTTCTCGTTCTCGCCTGTGTTTGTGTTGTTATATCTTAAACTAAATACAGGGGGACGGCACGGGGAACTGGTCGGTGTCAAGCAAAATAAATTTTTCTGAAGTCTTGTAATCTTATCTTAATGGGATTATATATTTTGAAACAAACAAATAGGAGTAATCAAATGACAAACAAAGTAGTAAAAATAAAACAATCTACTAAAGTCAATAAAGATGAAAAAAAGTTTTTATTGAACTATGGAATGATGAAAGAAACAGTTAAAGGTCTAAAAAAACAAATGGAACTGATGACACCAGAAATCGCAGAACTATTTGAAAGAGTAAAATCTAATCTAATCGTACTTGTAGATATGGATAATGACTTTGAGGGTTTTGCACAAAAGATAAATCGTAAAATGAAACGATTTGATGTTTCTCGATTCAAAGAAGAGAATACAGAAATGTATGAGAAGTATTTAATCGATAGTGAATCGACTGAATACAAAGTTGAATACAAATTAGCAAAACAAGCATAACAAGCTAATACAACCTACACTAGAAACCTTGTGATGTAGTCTAGTGTAGGTTTTTATTTATATGTTTATATTTTTAATCTTAATTATTTTTTTTATTTTTATTCTTGCAATCAATAAATAAATCTTTATAACTTTAATAAACAAACAAGAGGAGTAAATATGCCTAACAATCTAATACAAATAGTTAGAAATAGTTTAACAGAAACTAATGCTAACAATGAAATAGAACAGGCGAGTAGCAACCCACTCGATACAAAGTTGAACTATCAATTTATGTATAAGCAGTTGGAAAGTGCAGTCGAGGAGATACTGATTAAGTACCCTAATGATGATGTAGTTAAGGAGTTAAGGGGTACAGTCATCAGAAACTTACAACCAATCTTAACACTTCTAAAGAATAGCCAAGAGTAATTGGCTACTGTATCGTGGGCTATGTAATGATAGCCCACTAATACCCACATAATAACCAGCATCACCACCAGCTAACCCATCACCTTCTAACCTGCGTTCAGCGTCAGGTACGCCTGTACCAATGGGGCAAGGCTCAACTAATAGGGCTACTATTAAAATCAACCACTACATCTTGTACCACGCATACAATCTATGATTGTAGCTAGGCTTCACCTTTAAACATAAGATTTACACATACATAGAAATCAAATTAATTATGGTTTATATTAAAGGGGACCCATGGATAAATCGTTATATACAATCGATAAACTTAGAGAAGAAGTAGAAAAAAAATGGTTGAGTCACATAAAATTATGTCAAGATAATTTTTTATATTTTGTACAAGAAGTGTGGCCTGATTTTATTTGTCGTAAAGAAAAGGACCCAAAGAAATGGGGGCACCATCAAATTATTGCAAATCAATTTACCAATATAGCCAGTTTAAAAAAAGGGAGGCTCATTATAAATATGCCTCCACGTCATACTAAATCTGAATTTGCTTCGTATCTCTATCCTGCTTGGATGATAGGGAAGTTCCCCAAGATGAAAATAATGCAAGTGTCCCACAACGCAGAACTTGCAGTAAGGTTCGGTAGTAAGGTTCGTAACTTAATGGAACAAGCAGAATACAAACAAATTTTTGGTGATGTGAAATTAAAAGAAGACTCTAAAGCAAAAGGACGTTGGGAAACAAATCATGGTGGTGAATATTATGCTGCCGGTGTTGGAGGTTCCATCACAGGACGAGGTGCAGATTTATTAATTATAGATGATCCACACACGGAACAAGATGCTATGTCTGATATGGCCATGGATCGTGCATACGAATGGTATAACTCTGGACCAAGACAACGTTTACAACCAGGAGGCTCAATCTTAGTTGTTATGACAAGATGGGCAGAAGATGATTTGACCGGAAGATTAATCAAGGCTCAAAAAGAACCTAAAGCAGATAAGTGGAAGTTAATTTCTTTTCCTGCAATTTTAAAATCAGGTAAACCTGTTTGGCCTGAGTATTGGGATTTAGATGAATTAGAAAAAGTAAAAGCATCCTTACCTGTTAGAAACTGGTCTGCACAATATATGCAAGAGCCTACATCTGAGGAAGGTGCAATTATTAAAAGAGAATGGTGGAGAGTATGGAAGAAAAAATCTATACCTAATCTTTCTCATGTTATTCAATCTTATGATACTGCATTTAGTGCAAAAGAAACTGCCGACTATTCTGCTATTACAACATGGGGAATATTTTATCCTCAAGAAGATAGGGGTGCCAGTATGATTTTATTAGATGCTATGAAAGGTAAATATGACTTTCCAGAACTTAAAGCTGTTGCTTTAGAACAATATAGATACTGGGAACCGGAAACAGTCATTATAGAAGCTAAAGCTTCTGGTCAGCCTTTAGCCCAAGAATTTAGGCGTATGGGTATACCTGTTATAGACTTTATGCCTACAAGAGGTAGGGATAAACATGTAAGGGTAAATGCGTGTGCTCCTGTATTTGAATCAGGATCTGTATGGATTCCAGAGGATGAACACTATGCACAAGAGGTTATTGAGGAATGTGCAGCCTTTCCAAATGGTACAAATGATGACTATGTCGACAGTACTACACAGGCTGTGTTAAGATACCGTCAAGGTAATTTTGTTGAAACATTGTCAGACTGGCGGGATACAATGGACAGAATACCAAGAGAATATAAATACTACTAGGAGAACATTATGTTAAAAGGTAAGCAAAAAAAATTAGACGTTAATAAAGATGGTAAGATATCTGGTGATGATTTTGCAATGTTAAAAAATGTAAGAATGCAAAAAAAAGATGCCATGGGTAAAAAAGTTGTTAAAGCTGAATCAGGTAAAATGATAGCTAAGGACGATACAACTGAGTATGTAAAAAGAAGAAAAAAATTAGGGGGAGCTGGTGCTATATTTAAAGCTGAATCAGGTAAAATGGTAACTGAAGCGAAGCTCCATCTTGGAGGAATAATGGGAGCAGCAGGAGAAGCATTGGCACAAGCAGCACCTGAAACATTTGATAGAATTTCTGAAGTAGATACAGCAATGGCTGAAAGAGCAGCTAGAAGACGTCCACTTCCAATGTTACAAGAACCACAACAACTTAAAAAAAATAAACCAATAACTCCAAAAGAGAGAAGAGAAAAAGATATTGCAAAAAGAGCCCAAAAGAAAATGGGTGGTGGAATGATGATGCAAGATTCTATGGGTTATAAAAAAGGTGGAGCTGTTCGTGGTGGTAGAAAAGAAATTAAAGGTTTAAGACCAGCTAAAATGTTCTAATGGGTGACAACATCAGATTAAGAGGACCACTAGGACTTAAGCAGGATGTTTATGATGATAAGCGTGCTAAAGAATTTAAAAAAATTATTCAATTACCAACTAAAGAATTTATTGCAGAATATTTAGCTAAGTTAGAATTAGAATCTAAAAAAGAAAAAAATGGTGGGTTTATAGATATGACCAAAGATAAAAAATATTTTAAGGGAATATTATAATGGTTGTATCATTAATTACAAAAGTCTTAAGTAAAGCAAAGTCTGCTAAAGATACTGTTAAAGTTTACAGAGGAGAATATTTGCCAGAAAAAAAACCTTTTACAGTTCCAAAAAAAGGAAGAGATTTTGAACATTTAAGAAACAGAAAAGACATAATCGAAAGAGGACTTACTCCTGAAAGTCTTGCTAAAAAAGTAAATACTGCTGAAGGTCGTTATTTTTCACCAGATATAGAAATTGCAAAAACTTTTTCTAAAGGCGATAAAGGAAGAGTTGTTGAAGCGGAAATTTCAAAAAAAGATTTAGAATTAGGAAAAAAATTAAAAGAAAAATTTTTTAAATTTGGTTCAACTGGAAGTGAAAAAACTTTATTGTTACCTAAAAAAAATTTAAAAGATGTAAAAGAAAACATAGAAGTTTATAAAGAAAAAGTAGGTACAACTGCATCTACAGAATACCGAAAAGGTGGGTTTATAGATATGACTAAAGATAAAACATACTACAGAGGAATACTATAATGGCTCGTGGCACTTGTTGGGAAGGGTACGAACAAAAAGGTTTTAAGAAAAAAGGAAGTAAGTCTGTTCCTAATTGTGTAAAAGTTGGAACGATGAAAGGTGATATGATTAAGAAA